GAATAAAGTTATTATAGCTAGTTAAAGCGAAGTCCTTGCTTCTTTTAAGGAAGCGATACTATCTAATCATTTTAATAAGTAACGAACATCCTGCACCAAACAGCTTGGTGCAGACGGCAAAAAGCGTCTTCCCAACGCCTCAAAAAAGCGAGCATCGGTATGCTGTGTGAATGCGAAAAATCCCCCCTCGGTTCGCGCCGGGAGGGGGATTTTTTTTGTGTCAGGAGGATGCCGAAAGTTACTTGTTGCTCATCGGCATGTTCGGGTGCATGTGGCACATGATCTTCCAGCAGTCCAGCAGATCATCAAGCTCTTGAGCGTGCAGCCGGGACGAGCCCTCGTTGTCATCGAGAATCTTGTCGATGGTCTTGAGCACGCGCTCTTCCGTTTCCTCAGCGGCGTTCTGCCGCCATTCTTTATATTCCATGATAGACCTCACTGGGCGTATCTTTTTGCGATTTCATGAATGATTTCAACGTCTCCATCGTCGAGAAGAAGCCCCATGACGGGAACCTTCCCAGACTTCTGAAAAGCGTCTTTTGCCAAGGCATAGGCTTTATCAAGGTCAATCATGCCTGCCTCATCCATCACATCAGCGAATTTCAACGCGGGCGTGTACTGTTTGACCATCTGCCCAGATTTTTGAGCCGCGATGGTTCCAACCATGATCGCCCCGACTTTTTGCAGCCCGGTAGCCTTGGGGATGACTTCCTGATCAAGATAGACGGCAAGGATAGTTCCAACGTGATTCGGATCAAGTTTTGGCATGATTGACCTCTTTGATTACGCCGAAGGCGTGGTTGTCGTCGCGTAGCTCACGTTCGCACACGGGAGGCAGTCAGTCAGAAAGACAGCTCCGGACGAGGCGAACGAGCTTTTTCCGTTAAGGATGCCACAGCAGCGGGCAGCCTGTTTTACGACCTGAGAGAGATACACGAAACTGGGGATAGCCCCGCAGCAGCACGGGCAATTGTAAACCGTGCTGTACGTTGTCGCAGTTCCGCCCGTAGGCGTATACGAGAACTGGACCTTTGCCTGTGGATTCGTGCATGGCGTGACGCAAAACGGATCGAGCTGTGCCCCAGAGCAGTTGCAGAAGCGCAGCCGGAAGGCGCCACGGTCCGGAAGTGGAGCGTCAAGGGCCAACGTCGCCACGTTCGTGGTGGTATTGACCGTAACGCCAGTCACGTTGATAGTAGGCACACAACACATGGTGCACCTCCTTTAACTGTTCGGGCAATCGGAATTGCAGGGAGCCTTCCACGCATTCTGAGCGGGCATGGGCTGAGGGAACACAGCGGAAGCCGGGATGATCGTCTTCGTCAGGCCGCTCACGGTCTGCTGGAGACACGCAACCGCGCCGCTCAGGGCGGTAAGCCCGTTGTTGGCAGTCAAGGCCACTTCGTTCACCTTGCCGAGAACAATCTGTTCGCGAAGTTCGCTGGTCTTGCCCATGCACTTGATCTGTTCTTCGATGCGGGCAATGTTCACCTGATTGGCTGCGGCTTCATCGGACAGCGGCTTGATGAACGCAAACATTTCTTCACGCAGAGCTTTGTTTTCCTCTCTCGTAGCCGCGTACACCGTGGCAATGCTCTGATCGCTGTACTTTTCCGCTTCCAACCTCGCGATCTTCGCGTCCTTTTCCGAGATGACGCCCAGAGCGGTGCCTCCGGCAAGCATAGCAGCATTACCGCCGCCGAGACCGCCCAAAAGACCACCCAAGCCACCATTGAGCAGCCCCAGAGCAGTGCCCGCAATGCCAAGACCGAGCCCGGAACCAGCCACACCCTTCGATGCGAATTCAGCCATAAAAAAGACCTCCAAAATTTCCCCCGGCGGGATGCCGGGTTTCTTGGAGGTCAGTATGAATGGGATGGTATGAAATGATGATATGTCATGGTGATAGATGCGGAATGATACGGCGTAAAATGGTTCATTGCGGCGCAGTGAGGCGTTGTGAGGGAAGGCCGAAAACGGAATCCTGCCACTCGTCGAGCCAGTCTTTCCGGTACCAAATCCTCCCGTTCAAACTGGTATAGCGCGGTCCACGGTTCGATTCGTCCCAAACTTTGCGGCCCCTGCGCCATTTTTCGAGCGTTGACGTTGAAAAACCAAGGTAGGCTGCGGCCTCTTTCGGAGTCATGCGGTCATAACACATGATAATCATTTCTCCCGTTGTCTTTCATGATAGTGATCACGTCAGACACGGAGAGGCTTTCAACGGTTGCCGTGTCGCCCTGGGGAGTGTGTCCGCACTCCCCTTTTTTTGCGTGTTATTCCGGTTCGGTTCCCTTTCTATTTGTTTTCTGATAACGGGCACCTATGAGACTGCATAAAACAGGCATCATAGTTGCGCTCATGCTTGCGTTGTTCTCCTGCGCTCAGGCGGAATCGAAAACATATCGTTCCCGTGCTCAGGTAGATAGGTTCCTGCGCCAGCATGGATTTGAGCGCACGCCGCCCGGCTATCAGGTGGATCACATCATCCCCCTTTGCGCTGGTGGAGAAGATGCTCCGGAAAATATGCAGCTTCTCACGGTAGAGGAGCACCGGAGAAAGACGAAAGTGGATCTCTGGTTGTGCAGGTGGTTGAGAAAGATGAGGGAGTTATGATGAATGAAACACAAAGAGAGCAAACAGGTATAGTAAAAAGAAAAGGCAAATTAGAAAGTTTCTTTTGTGTTTCAGTTGTTATCATCGGCATTACAATACTTTTATCATCAATTATGTTCTTTTCCGATTACATATTTAATACACTAAGCATAATAATAGGACCAATATTTATATTAATAGCATTGATAGCAATAATAATATTTATTTATAATATAATAAAGAACTACAAAAAATATGGAATAATATTCAGCTTTGTCATACTTTTTATTGCAATAATTGAATGCATTTCATTTATTAGCAATACAACATTATCAATAATAAAAATAATATCAAATTTTTTAAATTAATAATGATGGTGTAGTGATGAAAAAGATACTTAGTTTCCTTATTATTGTATTCGTAGTTGCTGCTTTTTTTCTATACGGAATGGAATATTCTAGAAAAATTCCAGATAATTTGACTGTATTTGTACTCAACACATCAGAATTTCCTAAAGAATTTTATTCATCTCCGCACGCATATAAGCTCATAAAACAAGGAGAACCTATAGCGAAAATGACATATTTGGATGCAAAACAAATGAACATTCCTATGGCAGAGGATTCAAAGGACGATTTTTCTTGTTTTCATAATGCCATATCGTGGTGGCTTATTGATAATGGACTATGGTGGAACTCTTGTCGATGGACATCAGATGGAAAATGGCAATAGTTTTACTGCAATACAATAAATAATTATGTATTTACTAACAAAAATAGGAATATCAGGAATAATTTTCCTAACTATTCATCTGTTATATGGTGATAATAATCTAAAATTATTTCTTGCGCTGTGGGGTGCATGGCTTTTGGGTATATGGTCTGGATCGTAAGGAGAATGTCGATGAAAAAGATTATTTTTATTTTTACCATATTGTTTCCATTTTCAGCATATGCTTGGGATGGATATGACTCCATGAATGGTGATAGTGTAACGATTGAAGAAAATACATTAGTACGTCCAGGAGAAACTATAGATATTTACAATAATAGTGATGGTGAATATCAATCTGTCGACATAATTGATATTTATGACTCTGGAACTTCAACAACCGTTGAGACATTTAACTATTCGACTGGAGAAACGCAATTCCTCGAAATGGATAGCTATTGACATTTTCCAAGTTTTATGGCGTTGTCTCCTCACGGTGCCTCTAACACCAACAGTAGGCGGACAACGCCACCCGACAGTATGGCTCTTTTTGTGCCCTTTTGCCAAAGTCAAGACTCTTTTTGACTTCGGTTTCCTGCTATACTTGCATCTTCTCGATGCCGGGTGTGCCCGATATGTCCAAGGCTTCGGCCTAAAGGCGGGCAGCCGCTCCTACTGGCGGTTAGAGACACCCGGCATTGTCATCTCTAGACAATGTCAATCCTGTTACAGTAGGAGTTGACATAATGTCACAGGCCCTTCTTATCTCTGATCCCGTCCCCACAGTATCTATCCACGATGGACGCCCCGCCGTCACCTCCCGCGAAATTTCCCACTATTTTGACAAGCGGCATGATGCAGTATTACGGGATATTCGCAATATTATGTCTAACTGCCCGAAAAAGTTTACTGCCCACAATTTTGTGGTGAGTAACTATCTGGATGAAACCGGGCGTTCCCTCCCCATGTACATCATTTACCGCGACGGCTTCATGTTGCTGGTCATGGGCTATACGGGCAAGAAGGCCCTCGCGATCAAGCTGGCGTACATTGAGGCGTTCAACGCGATGGAGGAGGAGCTTGCCCGGCGCAGCCGCCCTGCCCTGCCAAAGAACCGCAGCACAAGCCGGGAATCCCTGCCGACCATCCCCGGCTCTATTCCCAGACAGAGCCTCGACGAACGGCCTTTCCTCGACTTCGTGGAAGAAGTCCAGCAGGCACACACGCAGGTGCAGGAGATTCAAGAGCGGCTCCTGTCCAAGGCGTACAGGTTGGCATTGACCCTATGCCACGACATTGAAGCCAGAACGAAGGCGCCCGTCAGTAAGCGTTCCGGCAAGTTCACGCTTGAAAGGTTTCTTCTCGATCACATGACGTATGGGCTTGATGAAGCCTTAACCTACCCTTCCGATACCCTTCCAGACTACCGGAACCCCGGACTTTACCTACTTGGGGTTCTCCGGCAGTTCAACGCCTAATGCTAAGTGTCACCTGTTGCCTTGAATAAAAAGTGTTGTTAACTTCTGTTCAAGAGGTGATTGAAATGACGCAAGCTCCTACCCTTGATACCTTCCTTGAAACAGAGGAATTCATCACGGCTGAGGAATATTTGAAGCGTCGCGAACGTGGAGAGATCAACCCCGCGAATGTCCGTATTGCCCCGGCAAACCTAGAAACGGGCAGTTTCGGAGGCTTCATTGTTAAGCTAGATAAGCCAAGATACAGAACAAAGCTCGCACCTATCACAAAGGGATTCTCCTATGGATTCTAACTTGCCCGCGAAAGCTCAAGAGGTGCAGGTTGAACTTCAAAAAGATCAACATCAATTTGAGATAGCGAAAATTACAATCAGCGCCAACCTTGAAAATCAGAAAGGGTGGCGGGATCACTTTCAAAAATCCAGACGCGATTACATGATTTTTGGGGCTGTTGTGATTTTTCTTGTCCTTGCATTTTGCTGTATAGCAATGTTTACTGGCAAAGATGAGATCGCCCTTGAAATCATAAAGAGCGCCGTGTTTCTTGGTGCTGGTGGAGGCGCTGGATACGCCTACGGGTTTAGAAAAGGGCAACTTTCCGTTCCAATGCCCAACCAACAAGAAAACAACAACATGTAGACTCAGAGGGCCGGGGCATCCCGGCCTTTCTCTTTCAACCTCTACTTGACCACAGCCTCGTGAATGGCTATTGAAAAAGGAAGGGCGGCGAGTGCGTCAACACCCACCGCCCTTTGGGGCCAGTCCCCGGATTTGATTCTATCTCATCCAGTTTTTAGCCCCGGCAGGGAGGTCAGTCCCTACCGGGGCAACTCGTTTTCAGCCTACCTTTTCAGATAGGGGGCAACGAGAACCACGATGACGCCCGCCAACACATTGGCGAGGACGTCCAGCAGGAACTGCTCCATAGGCGCAACCTCCTTTCGGAGACTGGCCCACGGCGGTTTTCTATCCGTTCCCTATGCTCTTGTCAAAGAACCATTATCGGAACACAAACCTACTGTGGAATAACAATTCCACCGAAGGATGCACCTAGCAATTCCATAGGCGGTGCCGTCTTTTCGACCTTTTCTGCTCGCTCCTTCAATCCCTTAATCATCGGTTTGATCTTCTCGTAGGTTTCATTCCCGTATCTTGCTATCGTAATAGCTTGATAATAAAGCGTATCAATGGTTTGACGCTTCTCGTCTGCCGTCATGGTAGGAACTTTATTGACCTGCTGAATAGTTCTTTGGATAGTGCTTAATGCTTCATAAGAGCCTTGCAATGTATTGAAAATATTGTAGGGCATGAGGTTGGCGATATCATCATATCTGAACTCCTTTTCCAGACGATTGATCGTCTTCATATATGAGCTTGCTTCTTGCCAGTGTTCCCTAAATTGAGCGATAGATTCCGCGCTCATGCTAGGGTGACGTACCACAAAAGCGTTCACGAAAGGAATATCCGCAAGAGTAGACGTCGGCTTGATGGGATCTGGCAACGCTCCAGCCTTTCTCAACACAAAATCAATAGCATTCAGAGCATACATGCCGCTTCCGCCCGTATATCCACGGATAAAGTTTTCAGCTTTTGCCGGGCTGAACGTATTCATTTCACCAACACCGGGAAGCGTACCAATAATATGAGACAATGCCTTGGCTAGTTCGGTTGTATTTTCTGTATATTGATATTCAGGAAGAATACCTTCAGCGGCAAAAGGTACGATAGGACGATCAAAGGCAAAGCTCTTGTTAGCCCAATTTTCGATCACTGGAGTCAATGAAGTAGGGAGAACAGGCGGTTTAACGAAATCGAAAAGCGTTGTGTCCAATCCTCTAAATGCTGTGCTCCTCTCTTTTTCATTCATTTGATCTAAGGCCCATTCGGTGATCCGTTCGGGGATGGTTCCGAAAATAACGCCAAGTTCAAACGGCTTTGGAATACGATAAACAACATCACCCACGGGGATGAGCCAAAAAATATCTCGTTGCCAACGTGGGATCTCATCAATGCGCTCATCTCCGTAGTTCGCCAATTCAAGCAAAACGGATGGAAGAGTAATGGCGGCAGTAGCTCTGATTGTTGAACGAACAGGATGTTCCTTGAAGACGCGGACCATTTTGTCCAATCCTTGAATCCTGGCATTGGTAAAGGCGATTATGGCATTCAATCCACGCATCTTAGCCCCAATTCTGGCGAAGTCCATGCTCACTTCACGTGAAGCAAGCGCGGCCTGTACCAGTCCTGACTTACTACTGCCAAGCTGTTTCTCAGCACGCGCAAACTCTCCAAGCCGATTGGCCTGTTCCGAAAGTTCAGACAAGACACGCATTATTTCCACAGGATTCTTAACAACATTCCATGTCTTGGAAACAACGTCTGTTCGTGTGAGATCGTCCAGCGTTTTTTTGACCGTGGTTCTGTCCATGCCCAACATAGTAGCCTGATCGCCGCCCGACTTTTTCCACTTCCAATACAGATCATCACGCCTAATTGCATGGAACAGGCCGCGTGCCATATCAACGCCGGGAACAAATCCGTATTCAGACTGTACGAAAGCGGAAAGAGAATCCCGTGCGGCATTTCTGACAATGAATTCCGGTGTAAGCGTAGCCCCGGCCCTGAGCCACCGCGCGGGATAGGAAAGGAGCTTGGTAACAGTATTCATCGATTCGCCATCAAGTCCGTTTATGACCTTGGCGATCTCAGGATCGACTTGGTAAATTTCTCTTTTCCCATCTCGGAAGACGGAAATTTCCGTTCTCTTGTCAATCCGGTAATCAGGACGGAAGACACTTACATCAAGATCCCCCCGCTCAACAGCATCGGCAAAGGCTTTTGCGGCCTTTTCATCGGCGCCCTTCAAGACACGCATCACGTCTTCACTGCTGACGCTAGTTCCCTTCATCTTGGTCGGAAGCTTTTCTATAATGCTGCCATACGGCTTTCCAGAAAGTTCTGCTAAATCAGCAAGGGCCTTGCCGATCTGGTTTTTCTCTGCTGCCTGAATAAGCGCATATGTATTTTTAACAATGCTTTCCAAGGGATCAAGAATATCTCTCCCGCTTCCCTTGATGCGCTTTACCTGCTGCTGTGCTGAAAAGCCCCTCCCCCCGGAAGTTCCGCCTGATTCCTCTCCCATGAATCGATAAAAGGGGACATAATTTCTGTTTGCCTCACGCATGGCCGCAAGCGTTTTTGCATCAAGCAAACCGGCATCAGCATAGTAATCCATCAAATGGTTCTGATATTCATAGAGTTGCTGTGCCGTCTTTTCGTATTTATCTCTCAAAGATTCAACGGTTTTCTCCATTGCTGATTTGCGAATACCTGAAAGAATACCTCTCCGCTCAAGTTCAATTCCCCTTTTGGCGACAAGATAGGCGCGCAACTCATCCAAATTTTGCACAGGTTCAAGGATGGACTTTAAAGATTTCCCTACATTCATACCAGAATTGAACTTAAAAGGGCTCCTTTCCAAAAAATGCGTTGCCTTCCCCGCGGCCCCCCTGTAAACGCGGGCAAGGACATAGGGATTGATGGATGCGGGAATATCAGCCCCTCCAGAAAGTTCATCAACGGCCTTTTTAAGAGGGTGTAATTCATCAACGAAGTTTGTGTAGGCATTTTTCCAACTTTCAGGGATAATGCCTCTTTTATTCTCTCCCATATTGATTTGAGAAAGGACCTCCATAACGGCAGGTTGGCGGTTCCATTCATCAACGCCACGCCGTGCATCTTGGAGAATCCTGTACATATCAGGAGCATCCCTACGCATTTTTTCTTCAAAAAAATCATAGAATTTTGGAGATGACTCTTTGGCGCTTTGCGGGTTAACCACGTAACGCGCCACAAATTCAGCAAAGCCTTCCGGGAGATTCGATTGCCCCTTGAGGGGAACGGAAGCGATCGGGGAAAGTTCGTCAGCAAAAGGTTCTAGAGGCTTGTTGTCGAAGCTTCCGAATACTTTTTTTTGAATGTGGTGGCCTGCCTCATGAACAATCGTGGTAATATCATTCGCAACGCGGGTTCTGGCTATTTCAGGATTAACTTTGTAGATACCTTGCACCTCTTGAGCATACGGTCCAAGCCTTCCCACCCTGAACTCAAGCCCAAGATCCTCAGAAAGTTTGTCTATTACCTTTGAAAGTTTATAGGTCGATGAGGCAATAACCTTTTCGTTCAATGTATTTCTCTCGACAGAGGGAATAGCCGTTTCCCCACCTGCAGAGGCGATTTCTCCAGATGTGACAGCTTTCGGCTGCTCTGCCATTTCACGGGCATATCTTTCCGGGACTTCACGGTTTATTGAGAGGATGTCTTGCCGGATAGTAGGATCAGCCTCAGCGTCAGCAAAAACATCAAGGGGTTTTTTTGCCGTCTTTTCGTAAATGCCGCGCATTTTGGGAACGAGTGATGAACCCATATTCACCAACTTACCGCCAAGCCCTCCTGCTCCTTTCAATCCGGCGATGAGTAAAGCGGCATCAACAAACTCCTGCGGCTCAGGAAGCCGTCCCTCAAGACCAGCCGAAACTGTGGGCATAGTGGCTATTTCTGCCCCGACAGTTGCCGTCCCTGTTGCCAGAGCCCCGGCCCCTGCGGATTTTGCGGCAACCCCGGCAAATTTTCCTGCTGCGCCCGTGGACGCTCCAATAACTGCCCCTTTCCCTGTTTCCTCTAAGACAGTTCCCATGCGCCCGATAAATTCATCAGCAGATCGAACTTCACCGTTCTTAATCTGTTCCATGTAAATGGCTCTTGTTCCCTCAGTCAGTGCCATAGCCGCACCGGGTATAGTAGCCGGAGCCGCGGGGCCGCCAAGGGTTCCGAGTGCCGCCCCTGCGGTGAGTGTGGGGAGATCGCCCACAAGCGTACCGATCTGCATTCCAAGACGCTGAGGAAGCGTAAGGGTGCTTACTTGAACGGGCGTAAGCGCATCGGGGAGCTTTTCACGAGCCACCAATCCTGAAACGCTGCCTTGGAAACCATATTCAATGGCGTCCATGAGTGAAACGGGATCGTATCCCTTGAAATAACCATTGATTTCCTGATCGGAAAAACCTGCTTTCTCCATCTTTGGACGCATGAAATCGCGTATTTCTGTATCAGAAAATCCAGCCTGCTTCATTCGCAAATAGGGATCGGAATTTACATTTAATGTCGTATTTTCACTCATTATTTACCTACCCTATTCCACCAAGATTCAGGACTTTCTCCAGCCTTTCTTTTTAGCTGCTGATTAGTATCTGGGGAAACGTTAATAATTCCGTTGATATTATTTAATTGGTCTTGAAGATTAGGCATATTACCTTGTAACACATTGAAAAGTGTATCTCCATTAAACAGCTTTTCTACCGCTTCATCTCCACCTTTTTTGTAAGCCTCGCGGATCAGGTTATTGATTTGAGCCCGCGCTCTATCTTCTTTGATAGCCGCCTCAGGTGTTCCTGCTGCAAACTGTGGGCGTGCAAAAGCAGTATCTGCAAGATCTTTACCCCTCTTAAAGTACCCATTTAGTGGCCCATCCATATCTTTCTTAAGTTGTTTGAGGTTTGAAACATCACTAGCGTTAGCTTCACCTCTTGCCATCATTGAAGTAATCGTACCATCGGTGATGTCCTGTCCGGATATAATAGCACTAGCCATTGCATTTATTTTTGCTGGATTTCGTGTTTTTCCAAAGGTTCCAGCTTCAAGTTTTTGTTTTGCTTCTATCTTGGTCACAGCATCAAGATCGGAATTATCAATGATACTAAAAGCCATAGCAGGATCAGGGACAATACCTTTTTGAGGGTCACCGACTAAATATGTATAAGCGGTATTAATTGTTTGATCCGCATACTTACTATTAAATTCTTTTTGTTGCTGTTTATTTTGTGAATCTTGGGCACGGAGCATATCTATAGTTGACTTCGCTGTGACCGCATCCAGACCATATTTTTTTCTGCCTTCTGGTGTAAGGAGCTCGTTTACTCCAGAAAGAGGATCGTCCTTAAACATGGACACAATATTAAGTGATTGCTCTGCCCGAAATTCGCGTGTTCTCCGCTCCTCCTCTGCCCGGGCCTTGGCTTCAAGCGCGTCTGCACGGTTGCGGATCTGCACCTCAACAGCGTTCGCCTTGTCGCCAAGCAGTTCCTTGTACTGTCCGAAGGCACCGCGCGCGCCTCTGATATCGTCGTGAGAAAGATAGCCTTCAATAATGCTTCCGGCAGCATTCTGTCTGAATTCCAGTTTTCGTGCTCGGTTATCCATGCCCGGAAACATTCCATCTACAAGCTCGTCAAAGCTGTGAAGCTGAAATTCAATAAATTCAGGATTATTGTAATCCTGAGAGATAGCATTCAGCTTTTCCTGCACACTGCTCTTGTAATTGGAATCTTTCCAAAGGGCCTCCTGTTGCCGCCCGTACGCCTGCCCCTGTTCGGTAAAGTGCAGCGCCGTGCCCGCAGCCTGCTTGTTGAACATCTCGGCAAAGCGACCGGAGAATCCGCCCTCCTGAAAATACTTCTGAGCCGTCTCCCTTGCGAACTTCTCGAAGTGCTTGCCCGCTTCAATGGCGTTCTGCCCCTGATTCTCTGCCATGTAGCGGTCACGTTCGGCGGAAAGCTCTTTCTGCATGGCAAGGAGCGACTGAGATACCCGCGTCGTCTCCGTGCTCACGTATTCCTTGATCGCCACGTTGGTGAGGGCTTTTCCGGCCTCCAGAACCGTGCCTGCAAGCTGGTTCTCCGCTGTAGCCGCGATGTTCCCGATACGCGGTTGCTGATACCCCGGATCAATGCCGCCGACGCCGATACGCCGGGGCCCCGTATTGTATTGCTGGATACGGATCGCCATTTCCTATCTCCTGCCCGAAAGATAGTTTTTGAGGAATTGCTGTTCAGACGCACCCCCGCCGCCGGGAATAATCTTCCGGCCGCCGAACAATCCGCTACCGGAACTCCCCCCGAATCCCCCGGCCATCGAATAGGCACCGATTCCGCTGGTCAACCCGGTGATGCCCGCCGTCAGAAGCGAGTTGCCAAGCCCCTTTACCGTCGAGCCGTAGTAGCTGGCCGCCGCGTCATAGTTCGCCGCGTTTGCCTCAAGAGCCTTCACGTTCTCGCCCGTTTCCCATTCGGAAAGGACTTTCTGATACCGATTCAGTGCCACATCCTGAGAGAACCGCAGCGCATTGCCTTCCAGCGTGTCCGCAGCCGAACCGCTGGAAATGTCAACGCCGAGGGCGCCGAGGGAAGCGATATTGCCGGACTGCAAATCCGCATACTGGCGCCGGAGCGCAGACCGTTCCCGGTCAAGGTTTTCCCCTTCAATCCGCCCTTTCTCAGCCGTGATCTTCGCCTGATTCCGTGCGGCCGCCGCGTTCGCTTCCGCCACGTCTTGCTGATACCGCGCCTGTTTGTTGGCGGCAGAAGTCTGTTGCAGGCTGGACAGCGCCGAAAGGCCGCCAGCGGTCAACGCTAAAGTCATGGCCCCCATTACAGCATCCCTCCCCCGGCATACGGTGCAATATCCATCGTCGTGACGATCGCCAGAATCGTGAGCGGCGTTGCGCTGCTTACTTCAAAGACAAGCGGGGATTCGGATGACCACCCGCCGCATGTTTCCATATTCAGGTCCGTCCCATCGCTGAAAAATGGCCGCACGCTGAAAGCCCCTCCCCTAATGTGTCTGTCCACGATGGGGGAAAGATTCCCTGCAATTCCGGCAAGGAACGACATGCTCCTGTACGTCCTGACCCGTACGGCCGAAATCTTCCGGTTGTGCATGAGCGTCCATCCTTGCTGTGTCTGCACTTCTGGCAAGTTCGGTATGACCCGCGAAGTATACGGAAGGCCGATATGTACGGATTTCGCCGGGCTTTTCAGCTTGAGTTCCCCGCCCGCGCTTACGGTCAATCCATCAATTGTGCCGCCGTCCGCAAAGACCTGCACGGTGCGGCCGGAAAGATGTCCAAGCCCGCTGAACGTATCCGCAGCCTCGCCGCTGTAGTGCAATGCCGAGTCAAGGAAAAAGGCGTCATCAAGGTTGTCGCTGTCAAAAAAGGATTCCAGCCGTTCGACAAAGACGCCGCCAGCCCGCCGCACGAGGAACCAAACCTGATCATCAGGCGTCCCCGGGATGACGGCCACGTCAAGTATACTCCCGTCAGTTGTATGCCGATGCCAGCCGATGACGTCCTGTTCCTTCATGTATGTCAAACCAGCAAACGTACCGTCGGAAAGAACGCACCAGAGCGTGCTGTACGGCTCTTGCTGGTACGCCCATGCCGTGATGTCCCGATCTTTGATGATATGCCGGGCAAGGATGGTCAAATCCTGCCCGAGGTACTTGTCCGCGCTGTAGTTGTAGGCGAACTCCCGCACTGCCCCGGAACCGCGCTGTACATACAGAACCCCGCCGCCGACTGACAGCGCCGATACTGTACCCTCTCCACCGTTTGTGGTCTGGAGCTGGAAAGAGACGGTCGACGGCGTGAGCACCACGCCCTCCGAAGATTGCAGCGTCCACTCGCTTCCTTCTGTCCCGAAAGCAAGAGCGTTGCGGTCAGGCTGGAGCCACACAATCCGATTCGCCTGTGTAGCGGCAAGGGTTACTTCAATCGCATCATCATCTTTCGGGGGCACCGAAGAGGCCATGCTTTCAAAATCTCCGGTACGGGACAGCCAGAACGTGATCGGCCTGTTTGCCGTAGCCGCAAATCCAAGGCGTTGTTGATGGAAAAAGACCTGCGAAGGATAATTTCCTGAGCCCTCAAAAGGATTCTTGTGCTCTATCGGCGTATCTTCGGTATCCGCGCCGATGTTCTTGTCGTCATAGTATTGGAGCGTCGTGGTCGCGGTAATCGTATCGTCTTTGCTTGCCCGCCCGATGAATCCGAAAACCCCAGTCTTCTTTTTGTAGATGCGGTATTCGCTGGCACCGGATACGGCAGGCCATGTTATGCGGATGTGATAATCGACACTGTTCAATGCCTCGGCTTCAATTGTCGCGGCAGGAGATGCTGAAGATTCTTCTCCGGTTTCTCCATCAATGGCCGTGACGAGATAGCTATAATCCGTCCTGCTCGGATTTTTCGGTTTGTCATCATCAGCCCGTTTGTCCAAAATCTGTAGCGCAGGCTGTTGCGGGGCTGCGATGGACGGCATGAATGTGAGCGTCGTCCACCTCCAATCATTATCGGAATACCGAGAGAGCTTACACGGTGGATACGACGGATGAGCGAAATAAACCACGTCAGCCGACTGAGCAAACCGCACAGCCCGCAGATCTGACGCGGCGAACGGAGTAGACACAACATATGGTTCGGAACCGGAAGAAACGAGTCTTCCATCAGGCAGCCATACCCGCATCGTCTTATCACCGAACTCAAGTATCCGGCCCTGCGTCTCACTGAACACGAATGGAACCAGCCGGGACGTCTGATTCTTTGCCATACCAAGATACCGCGTTCCCGGCCTGCGCGTTGCCCCTCCCTGCGGCATGGGGACCATGTTCAGCATTTCCCGCGCCCCGGTGTTGTAGCGCGGCTGATCCACGCGCCCTCGAAGCAAAGGGGAAATCTCGCCGCCATTCAGGACATTTTGGGTATGGAAAATAGGCATCAGTTTACCCACCGTTCCTTAAGAAAATGAGAAGGCCATTCTTCACGCACCGGGTTTTCCTGTGCGTCGGAGTCTACTTTCGCCCGGTCAATGGCCTGCTCAAAAAGCTGAAAATAGTTTTGCGCATTGGCTGCGCCTTGCGAAACGTACTGAGAAATCTCAAAGGCGATTTTCCACGCAAGGGCATCGGCAAACGTTTCGCTGACAGCCATTTCCCGATCATTGCTCACGTACCTGAGCGCGAGGCTGTCCGCGTCGGTGTAGATTTCCTGACCGACAATGCTGTAACGAGGCCCTGAATGCCGATATGCACATATCGATACTTCTCCAGCGTCACCATGCCTTCTCACATCCAAAACGCGCATACAGTCACCGGGGAGCGAGTACGCATATCGGTAGCCGAAAGGAGGGACATCAGCAGACTGCGCTAAAACCGCATACCGGAGTGCGAAAGGCCACGGATACAGCGAAAGGCAAAATTCAAGGCTCCGGTCATAGGCAGCTTCCGCAACTTGTGCTGCGGGTGTGTCCTGAAACGCTATGTTGATGTCCTGCGCCCCGGCGCGCATCAGTGCCGTATTGATGATCTGTGTTCTGTTTGCCATAGCATTATCTATTAAGAGTAGGTATTACAGGCCATGGGCAAGCCGGATCATCCGGACCGTTCCAAGGGAAGCCAGGTTGCTGCGGAATATCACGGAGCGCTTGCCGATAGGCCTTGATCTCTTCAAGCTTTTCAGTATCAAGCGGATAGTCAGGCATGACAAGGTAATCAGTGGCGGTGATGCGCTTATCGCGTTCTGAGCGAACGCTCGCAGCGAGTTCTTCGGTTGTCGGTACGGGCGGGACGTATGGCTGCTCCTCGGTTACTTTCTCCGGATGTGCCTCGGCGTAGGAGTTCACATCCTCCCATTTTTCCCGCCAATAGTCCTTCTCATTTTCTTTGAGAGAAGGGTCAGACGGATGAGGTATGTGATACGTACCGTTGTAAAGTACATACGATTTGTCTTTGATACGCTTTTTGATGATACCATAATTTATCATATTGTTCATTTTTATCATCTCTTTGTTTGTAAGCAAAAGATAACAGCCATATCTCCGGAACCTGTACTAAGTATGTGCTGTCCGCCTGAGTAAAACCCGCATGTTGAATTTCCTACTATAAAGGTTGAAAAATCTTCTCCAGATACTATATCTTTTTTTGTTCTAAATATAATACAGAACCATTCTCCTCCAGACGGTGCATATGCAGTTTGTGAACTACCTATGCTTAGATATGTTGCACTTTTCACTTTTACCGCAAGTTCAAAATCTGTTTCATCAGTTCTCCAGATCGGTGACGATAGTTCTTCATTCCAATACAAAGATATTATATGACCGCCGATATTACTTACTTTACTATCAGCAGTAGTTTGAGCAGATGCAGCAGCTTCCAAAGCAGTATCAGCAGTAGTTTGAGCAGATGCAGCAGCTTCAAGCCCAGAAGTTCCACGATCATAGGCCGTTTTCACCGCCTTTGAAGATGCGGCGTCAGTTTCACTTGTACTTGTGACGCTATTTGAGAGCGGTACAGCCGGGCCTTGTAAGTTTACACCCTGATCGGGAAATGTTCCGTCAGGGTTTTGTATCGATAAAAAAGTACCATCCCAGCGGTATGCCGGAGAGGGTCCACGCTCACCCGGTGCGCCGTCTGCCCCGTCAACACCCGGTTCTCCTTGCTCACCCTTTGCACCAAACAAAACCCAATATTCAGTCTGGCTAGGCGGTTCATAATTGGCTGGAACGTCTTTCAATGCCAAATATGCAGAACCGTTATAAATAACAAAATCATATGCGACATACGTGTCTATAGAATTCCAAGCGCCGCGATAAACGGGACGCACTTGTCCGAGATTAAGAGTAGGCATCAGAATATTACCTCAAGTTGCCCATTGGCGTTGACAGAAAAAGCTGAATCCAGCGTTGCGCCCGTGTAGTCGAGAAGAAGATCGGCACCGGAAAGACGGAAGTGCCCGAAGCAGGTAGCCCACGGCGCATCACCAAGAGGGCCTTTTTCCCCACGTTCGCCAGCCGGAGCAGGAGCCCCTTGATCGCCCTTATCCCCCTTTTCTCCCTTATCGCCCTTTTCTCCCTTGTCCCCTTTTTTCCCTTCTATCCCAACGCCGGGATTCCCCTGCTGACCCTGCGGGCCCGGGGGAATATAGAAATGCACCATCCCCGTTTCTGGCGTGTACTCGACCGCAACATTGGGAGTGGGGGAAAGATGCGCGGAGAACGATAGCCCAAAAAGCTCAGAGCGGATTTCTTCAGCTTCCGCTGCGCACTGGCAAGAAGCAGTTGAGCATGTCTCAGCCTTTTGTGCAGCGGCTACAGCTTTTTTTGCAGCCTCCAAAAGTTCGACTACGTAGATCGTCCCGTCATTTTCTCCGGTTGCTGGAGCAAGTACGGCACGCTCCATGCCTTCTATAAGTTGCTGCAATACCTGAAAAATAATATCGAGCTCTAACTCTAATGCATCGGAACTTATGGTTGCTGTATGAGCAAGATCCAACTCTTGCAGCGCTGGAATATTTGAAATAATGGCAAGCACAGAACCAATGGGAACAGTCCCTGCCTTAAGCTGAACCCGTGCATTATCACGATCATTTCCAAGAACAACCGTATAATCCTTGTCCAACTCTAACAGTGTTTCAGATGTTCCCTTGTCCGCACTCCATTTTATCATGACATCAGTAGATTCGTAGACAGGGAAAGGTACGCTGTACTCAAGCACGCCTTGCGTTACTGTATATCTTTTTACGATGGTCAACTGCGGAAGCATAGGAGATCTCCAAATGGGGGGAGAATTCCTCCCCCCTTAGATTATCTGGCGAGGTAAGACAGAAACACGTCGACCTTTCCGGTGGCCGCGCCGTCAGTCGTCAGTTTGATCTTGGCGTACCGCTGCATATCCGGCAGCACCAGCTTTCCGATGATGTCGCCGTCAGCAAAAGCGGTTGCCGCGCTAGCTCCCCCGCTCACGCTCATTTCTGGGGCCCCGGGGATGTCGGCAAAAGAGCCGTCTTCCGTATCCGCCCCCTGAATCGTCACGGTGAGCTTTTTCGTGGAAGGAATGCTCACAGCGCCTTTCGCGGCGATGGTCACGGCAAGCGCCCCGTGATGCTGGCCCACGGCCAGAGGCGTGTCGCATACCGTGCTTGTGGTTGAAGGAATGGTCACGTCTTTGCCGAAATACTGGTCATGCCAGCGGTTCTCTGAACCGAATTCAAAAGCCATATGCTTTCCCCTTACGCCACAGCGGTTTCAGTGCCGTCAGGCAGGTTGTAGGAGCCGATGATCTTGATACCGTTGATCGCACCGATAATAGTCTGAATGCTATTATCTCCGTTGACGTACATGATATCAGCCTGCTTGATTGCGCTGAATGCCTTCTGCACGATCTTGTGGTGCCCGAAGATGTATGTATTCGCCGCCGTTCCACGTACGGAAGCAATGGCATCTTCGATCTGGCTCAGCGTGGGCAGATTTGCGGAATCAACATTGACGATAGCGTGAACGGCACGAGCCGGATTGAGCAACTGCCAACCGAAACGCCCGCGGTACTCAACGCCGTAGCCGGACACTCCGGGCTGACTGCGCAAATGGTAAAGAGCGCCCCCATTAAGCGGTTCAGGATTGAGCAAACGTCCTTGATTGAATTGCGTAGGGTCATAGATGCCGATGTTGTTTTCCTGATCGAAACGAACAATCAGGATGGTATAGGCATTCGCCGTTGCACTGCATTTGGTGATCAACTTGTTCTTGAGCGCCGCCTTGCGCCAGTAATCACGCCAGATCGCCAGCTCCGTATCCATGCCCGCCTGTTTGTAAAAGGCATTCTCACGGCGGGAGAAGTAATTCGCGGCCCCTCCGAATTGCGCAGCCTTATCCTTACTGACTTCCACCTCTCCGCCGAGCAGATTGACGTTGGTTTGCCGGAGCTGCGTTTCCGCTTTCATGGACGGAAGAGGCGCGCCCAAGTCCGTGAAGCTTGCGCCTTGGATGGAATCCAAAACCTCTTCCACGTTCCAGAGGCCGTGTGTCGCCGGAATCCATTTCAGCATCTTGAGGATAGGAGCTTCTTCGGTGAGGAAGTCCACCAGTTCCGGGCGCTTCTTTGCCTTGTCGAGTGCGATTTCATGAAGTGTTTGTGCCACTGCCATAACTTACCCCTTGAACATGTCCTTGTATGTGTCTTTCGCGCTTTCAGCCGTATCGGGGGCGGCCGCCCCGCTTCCGCCGGAAAGCGTATCCTCGGAAAGCAGCTTTCCGATTTCATAGAACGCCCGGACGAAAACCGGATCGTTCGCCATGCCGTGTCCAGATACGGTACCGGACAATTCCCCGCCCATACGCCGATCCAGCGCCGTGAACGCTTTCAGGGCAGCGCCGCGATTTTCATCGAACCGATTGCCCCACGTTTCGCGCAACGTATTCGTCCCATCTTCGATGAGCTTGTCCCTGATTTCCTTGTCCGCGCCGAGTTGCCAGTCGAGCAAAGCCTGAGCCTGCCCCGGCGTGATGCCCTGTTTGACGCAGAAGTCACGGAAACCAGCCTCGACGCCCTCGTCGACTTTCCCCTTGAAGCTTTCCGGATATTTGAGCTCGATGTCTTCGGCTTTTTCGGCGGGCTTGTAGCCAAGGCCGCGCTCAAGCGCCTTCATTGCGTCATCGGCGCTTTCGACGTCTTTCAGCTTGTCCGCCCATCCTTCCGGCAGGCTGGCTCGCCAATCGGAAGGCTGCACAGTTTCCTGCGTACCAGCCGGAGTACTGGCCTGAGCTTCCGAAGCCGCGCCGCCATTGTCGGAAGGCGCATCGACCACGCCCGTAGGTTCTTGAACTTGTTCCTGTCCGCCAACGATAGGATCATCCATCTGTAAACCTCCTAAATATTTTTCAATGCCAACATTAACCGGACGTAGGCATTGGGATTTGCTTTTGCGATCCGGTCGAGAATTTGATCCGCCATGTTGCGCATCCGCATGTCGTCCTCTGTCACCATGAGCCGACTTGCTCCCATTTCATCGAGCAGCCCCAGAAACACCCGAAACGCGGCCTCGCTCTGCATCATCTCGAACCAGTCCCGGCGCTCACGCTCTTCCTGAACCAACCTTTCCGCGCGCGCCTCTTCCGCCGTCTGAATGCTCACTGCACCGTCTCCTGTTCAGCCCCCAAGACAGCCCCGGCTACCGTACCTTGTGTCTTGACGTTTCCAAGTTTCGCCGCCTGTTCAGCTTCCATCATTGCGAAGGCCTGCGCCTGTTGCGCAGCCTGCGCTTCCGCCCGCTGTTGCCTGATAGCCGCAACGGTTTCGTCAGACCGGATGATCGATGCCGGAACACCCATGCGCTGCGCGAGCTCGTCAATCATCTGGTCAACGTCAATCTTGTCCATAATGTCAGGTGAAATCTTAATGAGCGGAGCAATCTGCTCCATGAACTGTGCAGTTGCCACGGCCCCAGACTGCTCAAGCATCTGCGCCATAGGCGACTGGTACGACACGTCGAGCGTCGCCCATTCGGAAAGTCCGTCCGGAGGGGGAGGAAGGAGCCCGGCCTCATCAAGAAGCATGTAGACTCGCTCGATCAGCGGATTGAGCACACGCGGCTCATAGCTTGAAACCGTGGGGCCCATGAGTTCGGCGGAACGGCGACGGCGATCCATGTACTCGGTCATGGTCATACCTGCCGGGCGAGTCTCAAGAGACATGTTGGCAAAGATGTTCGCCATCATCACGTCTTCAAGCCGCATGGAGATCTGGTTGATCTCTTCCTGCACATACTGAACGGCCGTACCGAAATTGACCTCATAAAGAGGCCGGAGGCCGTTACTCTGTCCGAAAGCCGTGTCAGAAATCGTTTCGCCCGGCGCGGCCCGTACATGCCGCTTCAACGTGCCGGGGGCCAGCAAAGGCGGGTCGATCATCTTCTCGATGCCTACGGCCTTCCTTTTTTCCCACGCTTCAATGCCCTTCTGATCCGCCAGCGCATCGTCCCCGGGACCGGTTCCGTAAATGCCCCGTGCATCTTCCCATGTCGTGAAAAAAAACGGCATGGAGTGGAACCCGCTTTCAGTGAGCAGCCCTTCCCCGTTTTCCTCGTACCAGTACGAAGCGAACGGCATATTCCGGGAGTCTTTCTTGCGTACATCCCCGTCCTCACGCTTCCGCACGACATGTACGACTTCAACGGGACCATACGGTTTCGTCTTGAGCAGTTCCCGAGTTACAGACGAAAGCTTGTCTTCCCCGAAGCGCTCTTTCATTTCTGTGGGAGTCATCCTCAGACGACGCACGACGCACGACAACATCCTGTCTGCATCCAGAGCCACGGCATAGGTGCCGCAGGTCTGACAGGAGAAATGCGCCACGGTTCGCGGGGATGATTCGCAGTAAAACAATGCGCATCCGAATCCCAACAGCTCTTTATTGAAAGCATGGATGCCCTGATAAAATCCACCGGATGAAAGCACGGAGCGAATGCGGGAATCCACGGAATCAACATATTCGTTGGCGTAGGTAACTTCCCTGTCGTCACGGGAAAGGAACGCATGACGAAACCAAGGATCGGACGCGGGCGTGATAGCTTGCGTCATCCCGGCGGCGGCCTTTCGGAGAGCCCTTTGTGCTGCGGGATTGAAAAGATTGGCGTCGCGCAAGCATTCCGTTTCTTCGCCTTTGAACAGCCCACGCGAAGGAAGGATCAGCTTGCCGATTTCAAGCTGTTGCGCGAGGCGCTTTTCCCGCAGCCCCTCAAGGTGCGAGACGAGAGCCTTGAGTTCCTTCATGTCGACGGCCATACTATCCTATCCTTCCGAGCAGGCTTGAGCCTGTGCTTGAGACGGCACCAGATTGCCCGAGCGGGGAAGAAAGCATGGTACCACCCATAAGCCGCCGTTGCCGCAGCTTGCGCCGCTCTTCATCCCGTACACCGGAAGCCACGGCCTCCTGTTCCGACTCACGCGGGGCCTGTTCAGCCTCGTATGTGACGACGGATGGAGAAGACTTTCCACCGCCAAAAATCGCATCTACTACACCACCCATACTCACCTCACATCATGACGGCGCAGGAGAGCCAGCGCCATGTCTTTGCAGCGTTTCGGATTGCTAGGCGTGGGCATGATGCAGGCTTTCGGCAGACGCTCAGGCCACGGCGTGAATCCAAGAGCCTCCATGAACGCCCACAGGTGCCGATAGTCAGCCGGGAACGCAGCAAGCAGGGCTTCAAGCGTCCACGTCTCGAAAATCCATCGTACGGCCTCGCGCCCAAGGCGCACACTGTCGGCGCGCCACCCCTTGAAGATGACGAAATGCACCGTCCCGCACAGCCCGGAGGGGACAACCCACAGGGCCCCCGCCAACTCTCCACCCTTCTCATCGTCGAACGCCAAGCCCATGAGCGTGGTTGAAGGAGACACCAGTTCCAGCCAGTCCAGCAGCGTCGGGCGCAAACGGTTCCAAATGATCGCCCGCGTGAGCCCTTCCGCCTCCATCTTCTCCCACGGCATACGGCGAAGCTCCGGGGTATCAGCTATGCTGAAACGGTATGCCATCACCCTCTCCATCCGTACAAAAGGCCGTTGTCGTCGCGTCGATCGTGTTCAGCGATGCGGGCAAGCTCACGCTCTACGGCGCTCATGCCGTCCACGGCTTCCGGGAAGCCCACGCCAAAATCTGGCTCCGCAAGACGCGCCAGACAGTCCAGCATGTCATCATGCGCACATACGGGGAACGTCTCGTACTCTTCGCTCACGAATTCAGAGGTGAAGTTGCGGATCGCCCCTTCCGTGTCTCGGAAAGAGGATTCAACGGGAAGGAAGAGCCGCCCTTGCTCGAACCACGGAATCAACCGTCGAATACGGTCTGCTTTCGGCGTCTGACCGCCCATCTCCCGGATCGAGAAGAAGTAGTTGACACGGGCCATTTCGTTGCTGATATGCTCGATGTCCGCTTGCATCCCATAACGCTCGTACCCGACAAAAATGGGGTTGTACTCGCGCACCAGCCGAAACAGCGTTGCGGCCCGCTCAGTCAAGTTCGCCCGGACACGCTCGCCGTGGATGAGGTAAATGTTCCGGTCAACATTCCAGCCCACGACACAGAACACTGAGTAGTCGCTACCCTTCTTCTTGCTTCCGGCAGGGTCGACGAAAATTATGCGGTTCATCGGTTCCCAGAATTCCCGGCGTACTTGCCAGTAGCGCAGCCATTCCGGACGGAAGCCGTCAGCCTTGTCCGCCATCGGGTTCTGGAGCATCTGACACGCGAAGACGAAGGGCCCCATGTCCCGGCGGTTATCTTTGAGCCTTTGGAGAGAAAGAAGCACGGGATTGCCTTCAAATGTCCCGTCATCGGTAGCCGGATGGAGGCGCACCTTGACGCTTTTCTGCTTTATCAGTTCGGCGTAGGTGTCGTTCGCGTGGTAGCGCGTCCCGATCATGCGCCGCCTTCCGCCATGCGCGCCAAGGTTGAGCGACAGCCTCCATGCATCAGTCGTCTTCTTGATCTGCTCAGGCGTTGACACAGACTCAAGCGTCACCACGTCGTCATAGACGAGCACCGAGAAGTGCTTGCCCGTGGGCTGTCCATCGACCAAGCCCCACGCTTCAATCGTGTTCTCTTTTGGATTCGTGGAGCGCCGCACGACAATGCCGCCGTCTTCCGACCATGTGCGTGTCTCGCCCTTGGCTGGTGGGCAGATATGCGGGAAAAGCTCTTGCAAAAGTCGGTTCGTCTCGAACTCACGCTTGATCTGGCGCAGGAATGCTTTTGCGATGGGCCGCGTGTGACTAAAGATTCCGACTGTGAGTTCAGGATCGTTCAGGATGTTCTGGATCGTCAGCCCGACAGTTATGATTGTGCTCTTGTAGTGCTCACGAGCCCACAGATCGAGATGCCCGTCCGGTTCACGCTGTACCTCCCGGCACCGCTCATAGAGCCAGTCCCGATTCATGTCTTCGCGCTTCATCCCGTAAACGAGCAGGAAGAAGAGATCCCCGGCGCAAAGAGCCCGCAGGTCATCCGCAGACTTGGCAGCTTTATATCCCTCGATCGCTTCTTCCCGTGTCATTCCTGTGCCGCCTTTACTTTTGCCAACATGCCCGCGATTTCGGCACTCACCGACTGCACTGCTGCAGCTACGCCCGGGAGCTCTCCTTCCACCTTGTCAGCGATACCCCACGCCTTGCGCTCACCGTCTTGGATAAGCCGTTCAGTCTCAGCAGAAATCTTGGCAAGCTTGGCAAGATCAAAATTGTTTTCGGCAATGGCACGTCGATTCAGTTCTTTAATGTCAGGCCAAGCATCCCTGTGCCCCTGAATTACTGAGGCTTTCCTATCGGCGGCGGCTTCAACGGCAGCTGCCTTTTTTTCAGGGTTGCAACCCGCAACCACTCCCGCAACCTTTGCTTGCGCAAGGCGGTCAATGGCGTCAGAGACGTCTTGAACCCATCCTTCACGCTCGATCCTTTTCTGAATCGCGGTACGGCTGCACCCGTGCTTTCGAGAGAGTTCAGACTGTGTAGCCCCGGTTTCGTACTCTGCCCGGATGGTTTCCCAATCGAATCTTGACGCCATGCTCACAACTCCAAAAAATTGACCCCCCGAAGGATAATTTCATTGCAGTACATCACGCGATATATCGGCCCTGCCATGCTACACCGCCCGATTCCCCGTGAAGGGCGGCTATGCTCCGGCGTCGATATGCATAGCCCTTTTCGAAGGCGACCGTTTATCCTGTACCCCGCTGCAGCGGGCGATAGGCGACCGGGGGGAACGTCGCCGCGTGACTCTCTTCTCTCTCAAACCCTCCCGCGCCGAATCCTGCGCAGGAGTATGCCTATGACCGCATCAAGCACGGAACCGCCGGAATATCCGACCATCCCAACGATAGCCCCCGCAAAAAGGGGAGGCACATCTTGATCGTATAGTGCAAGGATACAGAGCAATCCGGAAACGCCAGAGCACAGCAAGCCGCCGATGAACTGCTTTACCGAGTGCACCCCAAAACGGCAGGCTCGGGCGAGGCCTCCCAAAAGTGCCAATCCGACATAAGGCCACGAGAGAGCAACCGAGTCGACTACATGCTGAGAATCTTCGGGGGAAAGTCCCATCACCTACCTACCTGCTCTACGTTTTCGATCCACTGTGCCAGCGTTGCCGCATCCCGCTCATCGATCCACCAACCCCTCACCCCGTCCAGCACCACGATTTTCTGACTTGTCAGAGTGGGCGTAGACGGTATCGGAAGACTTCCCTCCGGTCTGCTGCATGAGCACCCCAAGAGGGTCATCACGCAAAGAATCGCGGAAAGCCTGAGCCCGATCCGCATCCAGCTTTTCAAGCCAGCGGTAGCCGAGCGAGAGAGCGAGGGCGAGGACTTCAACGACACGGGACACGCTCACGCCTTCTTTTATTCTTCGGCATCAGAATTTTTGCGGTTATTGCGCCATGCGGAAATGGCGGCGACAACCGCACCCCCCACCGTAGCAATAGCGGAAATGCCGTTGACGATAGCGGCTTGCGTATCGCCGGACACATCGATGCCGAAGATGCTGAGAAGCCCGGCAAGGGCAGTTACAAGCCCCGCCCAAAAGGTTTTTGTCGTGGTCATCACTTCACCCCCTCGTACTGAAAGTGCGGCATATCGACGAAAGACTTCCAAGAGCCGCCCCATGTGATGCGGATGCCGAGCGTATCGGCGGCGGACTGCATAGCGTAAGCGATGCCCTGGAAAGCCTCTTCCGGCGCTTCTACTTGTACTGAGCCGTCAAAGTAGGGATAGAGATCCACGGCATGACCAAAACCGTCGTCTTGCTTGAGATGACGGGAGTTCATGGTCTGAGAAACACCCTTGGCGACGTTCTGCCGCTGAGTTTCGATATCCCGCAGACCTTCCACCACCGTAAAGTCCACGATGCTCTCGGAGAGCGCCAGCCCGACCACAGCAATCAAGTTCGGATGAACCCCGGAAAGGTTGCGGAGGGATCTGGTGGAAAAATGGAAATTGCCCATAAAAAAACGCTCCTGACTTTTGCCGGGAGCGTAACATATTTTTCGATATAATGTACTAAGAAAATGTGCAATTTTGTGCAGTTTTGTGCAATTCTGTGCAGTTTTGTGCGACTCCTGAAAACTTTTTTTCAAGATTGGCCTTGTGAAGATCTAGCTCTTCTGCATAAGCCCACACCGCGCCATGCCGTCGAGCAGAATAAACAGGAAAATCGTACTTGATGATTGTTTCCCGGCACATGATCAGGTGGTCTTTAATCGCCTTCCACCCACGAAGCTCTTTTTTCATCACATCACCCCCACAATTTTCAGAGCGTCCTCGACGCTTTCGACCACGGCGACATGCCCGCGCCAAGACGCGTGAAAGGCTTCCTCATCCGGTGTCAGCTTACGCTTGCACGGCGGCTTGGAGCCGTCTTTGACTTCAAGAAAGAGATTGCGGCCCCGGAACCCCACAGCGAGATCCGGGAAGCCTTTGCCGACTCCGGCGAGTGACCAGACGGAGCACCCAACACGCCGGAGTTCTTCCACGATTTCTCGCTGGTTGTCGTCCACGCGCGCAGCTCTACGCATACCGGGCACCCACCACATCAGCCTTCTCAGCCTCGCTCATGGCCCGGAGGCGGAGCGGATCAAGGCGCATATCCCTTTTCCCTTCCGTAGCAGAAAGGAATCTCTTTCCGCATCCCTCTGGTGTACCCACAGGCCATAGGGCCCCAAGCTCAGAATCCCGGTCAAACTGTACCGGGCCCCCGGGATAGCCGACAGGCATCACGACGACGCCGCGCTCACGCAGCTCACGCATCGAAGGCAGAGGATAGTCAGCTTTCCGACACGCCGGGCAGGGAGACAAAAAGTGCTGATACTTTCCCGTCTTCTCGTCTTGCTTCCAGCACCAGAAAAACCCATCGCCTCCGCACACGTCGCAGTGGATATGCACCATGCGCCCGGGATTGCTCGCCTGCCAGCTTTCCCATGCCCGGAGTATCGCCCGACCCACGTTTTGAGGCATTCTCTCCTCGTCCGCGATCTGGTTCACGATGTACGGTACAGCTTCATCCGGGACATGATTCACTCTTTCCCAGACCGACATGACGAACGGCGAAGAATCGGAAGGGACAGGCTTGTTGAAGACAGCGTAAATATTTCTCATCATGCCAAAAAAAGTATCTCCGTTCATCATGCACCCCCTGTCGTTTTGTACCTGTTTTTCCATTGCTCAGCGGCCTTGGCAAAGCGTTCCGGATCAAACTCGTCAGCAGGAGCCGCGCGCTGAGGAGGCGTATCGAGAAATCGCCGCTTGCTGAGAAAGTTGGATGCCAGCGGGATGTACTGGCCATTATCTTTCTGCCACTGCTCAGAGTTTTCCCATGCCGTGACAGCATCAAGCAGCTTGGGGAGCCCCGGAAGCTGTTTTGCCCGTGAGAGCGTAAGCCATGCTTGCCAAGCCGCGCCTTCATCCCTCTTTTCCGGCGCGTAGGCATCGAGAAACTGGACAAAGGCCATGTCCGGGTATGATGTTTCGACCTGCGCCCGGGGGTTTGTTCCCTGAGCGCGGGGATTATCGCCAGTGAGCCGGGGATTGGTCCCTTGCGCCCGTGGGTTCGTTCCGAGTTCCCGAGGTGTGGGCTTTTCTTCCCCGTGAGCGAAAGCGGACTCACCCCCACCCTGCCCCTCTGTGAGGGGTGGGGGTGTTTTAAAATCAGGATCAGAATCAGAGTCAGTATAAGAGTCAGTAAGGGTTTTTGGGTTTTCGTCTAAAAACCGTTCGGTTTTTGGGTTTTCATAATTAACCGTTTGGTTTTTGTTTTTGCGTGGACGGCCACCCTTTTTTCCATTTTCCCGGTTTGCTTCACACTTCGTCGCATACCGATCCCGGTTCTCTTCAAACCGTGGCTTCATGAGAAGAAAAATCGCCTTGGTCATGTCATCAAGCTCAGGCATCGTACATGCACCATGCAGTGCGAAGATCGCTTGCATGAGGGTTGAACGCTGAACATCATTCAGCAAGGAAATTGCTGGCCACTGTTCCGTATAGAGTATGAAACTGTTGACTTTTTCCTGTGTTTCCATCATAATTCATCCATTGAGTTGGTTTTATGTTTGGCCCGGTGTTCCCGCATCGGGCCTTTTCTTTTGCCTCAAGGCTAGCGCCCATCATCAGGACGAAAAACCTTGCAGGGCAGAGGTGGGAATGTTATCGTTTTCCTGTCCTGTTAAGACAAATGTCTTTTTCTGGAGAGCCGAGGGGCGCAATCCTCGGCTTTTCGTGTTTCTGAGCATCAGGCACACCCTCCCAGTCGCTTATTGCTGGAAGGCGTGTTGATCCGTCCCTCCAGCCATGCAAGGAAGGATTCGCGCTCATAGGCAACACAACGCCCAATCCGCACACCTCCCGGCCCCTTCCCCATGGAGTCGAGAGTACACAACCGCCCGGCAGAGTAGATGCCCTTGAGGGCTTCCGCCGCGACTTGCCGGGAAAACGTAGGGGGAAGCGCCTGACGCAATGCTTCAATGAAACCTTCATTCATAGAAAAACTCCTTGGTTAAACGTTGAACTACCATATCCGGCCTCTTCTCGCAGTACAGGCGGCAGAAGTTCACATCTTTGACGTAGCCGTTTCTCGTAAACCACGCCGGGACTCCGTACTCTTTCGACCAGTCCGCGAAGCACAGGACGCGCCTCCCATCACGGTGAAGCCGACCGTGAAGGCAGGGGCCCGGCCCTACCAGTCCCATTCCATCCCCCCGGATCTTCTTCCGTGAAATTCGTATGAGGGAAGCCCCTCAGCGTCGGATCCTTTACGCAACTTTTCCCAGCATTGAGGGCATCTGTAGTCAGTGATCCACCGCCCACAGCTCTTGCCGGCAACCCCCGCGCACAGATGCTTTCCCTTGCGGGGGTCTGCCTTGGCTGCGCTTTTTTTTGCGAGATACGCTTCCCGGCTCAAGCCGCTTTGCGCTGCGCTGGCACAGATGCGGGAGCAAAAACGCGGGTTCTTGCGGTTAAGGGGATTGAACTCCTTTCCGCAGCATTCACACTTGGCCTCTTTTTTCTGGGTGGCGACAAGCTGGCACTCCTTCGAGCAGTACCTTGCCGAATGCTCACGGCTGGGAGCCACCTCAAACATCCGGTCGCACTGTTGGCAAATCAGGATCGGCATTCTCCCTTCCTCCCTTCATGCTGCACAGCCGTCTCCGTTTCCAGCAGGTCGATGATCAGGGCCCCCAACAGCTTTGCCCGCACCTTCTGCGGCGCATTCCTACGTATGGCCCTTTGCAGGTCTGCAAGACGCTCCACATCATCGAGCTGTTCGCCTTCCACGCCCTTGTCAGGTTCCGCACACATCGGAAGAAGCGAAAATCCGAGATCCGCCGCAAGAAGCTGGAGGGCGGACACGTCACCCGTTTGATGCATGATGAACGCAGCCTGTTCCAACCCGAGCTTGACGGACGTGCGGTCGGCGTAGGGATTGAGGACATTGCCGAGACTCGACGGAGCCATATCCATTTCCGCCGCCATTGCCCGGACGCCGCCGGGATACTTCTTCACCGCCGTCTGTACGGCTTCGATAACGTGTTCAAGTGTGGGGATTGTCATCATTTCACCGTTCATTCTGTTTGTGTGCCGCCCTATTCTGGGGGGCATGGAACTTGTTCACCTGCTCATCGTCCTGCGCGGCCCCGTGTGGCGCGTCCGCATCCTGTCCGGCGGCACCATCCGCTGGAGGGCGTACCGCGTCGCGGAGTACCCGACGCCCGAGGCTGTGGTCAGGCGGTGCGTAGCGGGGCTAGCGCGCCGGGGAAAAGATGAAGGCCACGACGATAACGACGCCGAGAGCTATCAGCACATTACTCAGCATGAAGGACCTCTTCTTGTTCGTTGGGAGTTTCAACCGTGGCTGTGGGCCTAAGTTCGCACTCAAGGCGACGCATGGCGGCTCGGAGCTTGTCGGCACTTTCAGACATCATATCGCGACGCCCTCCCGTTAGTGCACGGCTTACTACTGGCTGACTCACACCAGCCACTCGCGCTAACTTGCTAGCAGAACAATTAGGATACCGAGCAAAAAAACTTTCTATTTCTTGAACAATGGGTGTTTTCATATTTCGAAGGATACCATACGGAATACAAGTCTGGCAAGATCAATTCTGTATGGAATAATTTTTAGCTATTCCATATGGTATGGTTTTTTTATGAAAGAGACACTATATGAACACATTTTGGCAGGTCTGGAACGCGGAGCGTTAAGATATGGGAGTCTGTACAAGCTATCTACTGACGCTGGAATGGGGAAAATGTCAGTATATAGATGGGTTAAAGGAGACAGAGGAGAAGAAGGAACGCTAGCAAAACTTGCGACTGTTCTAGAGATGCTTGGTGCCCGCGTTGTTTTTCCTGAAGATGTAGACGCCGATTTTTCTCAAGACCTTGCAGAGAAGACGGAAGAGATCAGAAGGCTACGGCAAGAGCTCGAAAAAAAGGCCGAAGAAAAGTTTATCCTTGAAGGAAGATTGCGGGCGTATAAAGAAATGATGGAAGAATACAGAGAACGTCTTGAAGCAAAAGAAAACCCCGCTGGAGCGGGGAAAGGCGAATACGGGGAAAGGTGAATAATGGAAGAAGAAAAGGACTTCTTGCTCAAAAGATATGAGTATACGCTAAAAAACTTCACGGACAGTAACCAAGCCATGATTGATTTTTCAAAAATGGCGCTGCGTGGAACCATGCTATTAAATGGTGCTGCCGTAATTCCTATTGTATATTCAAAGGTTGAATATTTATACCCTTGTGCCATTGTTTTCGGTATCGGAGCACTTCTTTCGGCTTGCGCAACATCTGTAGCATACCTAACCCAATGGATAATCACTTCGTACTGCGAGCAATCCTTTATATATTATCCATTTAGAATTTCATCTTTAAATCAGGAAGAAGGTAGAACAGTGCAGAGGGCTCACACATTGCTGAATTTTCTTCTCCCGGTTCGCTTCTTCGCAATGATTCTTGTTGCTGGTTCTCTATTCGCTTTCGGTTTTGGTCTAATTGAAGCGAACACTGCCATATCATCGATGCAGAAAAAACAAGAACAAACACAACTAGCCCTGTCAGAACAGCAAAAGATACAAAAAGAATCCATTTATCCTTTACCATAGAAAATCCTTTTGTTTTAATAAGCTAGTTAATTTTTTATTTTAAGTCCCTCCCAATGAGGGGCTTTTTTATTGGTTGTTTGTTCATTCGTTATTATCATATACTATAAACATAGTATAACATCTCTTCTAATAGCTAAGCAAGACATATAAGGAGTATCACCCGATCAATAATCAACCTTATCAAATGGAGTGCTTCCATGTCTAAACGTCTCTCTTCTCATGCAGCGAAACGGTCTAGAACTTCCTACTGTACTCCTAAAAAAAAAGTAGGAGAGAGAGAGAGAGAGAGAGAGAGAGAGAGAGAGAGAGAGAGCATAACCCGCGCCAGCATAAGTAATTTTAGAAGACGCATTAGAGAAGAACTTCTTAACTATTTTGTATCTATTAGGAAAAAATATGATTTTTCAAAAACAATAAACCAGACATATACAGAACAGCGCGTATTTGAACTCCTTTGGCAAAGTGTCTGCACACTTAGAGAAGATCATGTAGAAGAAGAACTTTTTGACTTTCTTGAACGCCTCTAGCTTAGTAGCCCCCTTTTTAGGGGGTATTTTTTTGCCCTCTTATATTCAAAACGGAATAAATCTTCTTGACCCTATGTATTCCATTTGGCATACTGTCTTCACGACGAACGGGGAAGGCGAACCCGGCGCGGCAACGGCCCGCTGAAAGCTGGAACCGGACGGAGGAAGCCCCAACAAGTACGAGCACGGCAAGCGCAAGCCTTTGGGAGCGGGAAGCACGCGACGGCAGGAAATGGGGTGATGTGAAGACAGGCCGCGAAGGGACGGCGGGACGGAAAAGCGCGTGTACAGCGTGCAGGATGAGACATCCACCGACAAAGACGGGGGCCGAGCCGACCAACAGGGCCCACGGTTACGACACAAAGATCGGGCCGTGAAACGTGATGAAATACGAATTTTTACATCCGGGCGGTCAGTTGACTTTCTGACAATTCACCGCCCCGCATGAAAGGCGCAGCGACAATGCGCGTTGCGCCGAACCATGCGTTGAGATGTGCCGCATGGGAGCGCGCCCCGGCGGGGATTGGCCCCGTCGGGTGCTTGCCTTGAATCATCGAAGCCCGGAACTACACCGGGCTTTTTCATTGATTCCGGGACTCCGGAACGAATTTCAAAACAGAGGAGAATGGCCATGATGCAGTTTATCGTAATTTCGCATTCGGAAAGCGGCCCATTGGTTGAGGAGTTCGAGACGAAGACGAAGGCGGTAGACTTCGCGGAGGCTGTAGCTGGCGAGGGTATGCCCTCGACCATACTCATGAGAATTTCCGAGATTCCCGCAGTCTTGCCAGAACGCGAAGACTTCGGCGTTCTCCCCGGCATCGACTTCCCCGCAACACTCCACCGCGCTTGGTAAGCCGCCTAGCCCCGCACTTGCCCCGGATTCCGGGGCAGGAAACGGGATTGGGACAAATCGTATTTCAATTATGGAGGACACATGGAAGTTACAGCAATCAGAGATACTGGTTACGGATACCAAGTCTTCATTAAAGCGGCACGGATCAACGGAATCAAGCTGTCTCAACGTACCGGATATAACGTCTATGTCGCTTGCGATATGGGACGCAAAGGCTTTCTCAAGGTAAGTCGATTCGAAATCACTGACGAGACAGAAAAGACTCAGCTCGTTTCTCGGTCGTGTGCCACTGCATCCGTAGAAGCTGCATGTAAGAAGGCAATTTATGCATACTGCAACGAACATCGCCAACGGGCTACTCCTGTCGCCTAGCCCCGTAGAAGCCCCGAGAAATCGGGGCTTTTTCATCGGGATTGGGAACAATCCAAACTTCAACGCAGGAGAAAAGGGTATGACTATGACCATATCTCACGCAGACGACTTTACCCGTAGCCATCCCGTGCTCACCGGGAAGCGCAAGGGCACAACGCTCCGGGAACGTCTTGAACGTATTCGTGACAAGTCAAAAAAGGCCAGCGTACGCGAGGCAGCGGAGCAGTGGCTGAGAAAGACGGAGGTGGCGGCATGATTTCCAACGTTTACATGAAGCACGCCAAGGTATCACTGGAACGGCCTAAAAAGGTTGACCGGGCTAGAGTTGCTGCGGTCATCATCTTTATGGCTGTCATGCTCGGTATCTGCATTCTTCCACAGATCTTGTACGGGATGGAGGCCATGCGATGAAACCCGAAGTAGACATGTTCCCCGATGAACGCGAAAGCGTAGACCGCACGATTCCCGATGAACCCGAATACTACGGCCCCGGTTGTTCCGGGGCCTTACTTTAACCGGAGAAAAACAATGGCACAGACAACCCAAGAACAGGCGGTGCAGGCAGCGAGCTTCCTGGGATGCGACGCAAGCGAACTCGTGAACCCCTTTGACCTTTCCGTTATCGTAAGCAGCAAAGGATTCCAGCCGATGAAGATTGTCCTCTACGGGGTTCCCGGCATCGGAAAGACAACGTTCGCAGGGACGTTCCCTTCTCCCATCCTACTCAGGACGGAGAACGGGGCCGCCGCACTGGACATCCCCACGTTTCCAAATCTCATCACCAGTCTTCAAGACCTTGACGCTGCAATAGCCGCACTGCGCGGGATTCACCAGTTCAAGACATTGATCATCGACTCTCTCGACTGGATGGAGCCGCTTGTATGGCAGTATGTATGCACCAAGGAAGGAAAGGAAAATATTGAGGATTTTGGATACGGTAAGGGATACGTCAAGGTTGATGACGTGTGGCGGGCAATTCAAGCCAAGCTCGAAAAGCTTCGTACCTTGCGCAACATGAACATTGTTACCATCGCTCATGCCGTGCCTGTGACCATCGATCCGCCGGATTCCGATCCGTACCAGCGGTATTCCCTTAAGCTCCACAAGCGTGGTGCGGCACTCTGGATGGAATGGGCGGAAATGATCCTCTTCCTGAACTACAAGGCCCGCGTCACAAAGAGGGAAGGAGAAAAGGCAAAGGCCACCGGAAGCGGCGACCGCGTCATCTACACGGCAGAGCGCCCGGCATATCAGGCCAAAAGCCGCTGGCCTCTGGAACCGGAAATCTTTATCGGAAACGACCCGACATGGGCGGCATTCCATGAACAACTCTCAACCGCCACGGAGGGCGCCTACCATGCTTGATCTCAATATGGAATCTGAACAAAAAAACCGCAATTACGGGCCTGTTCCTGCCGGGAGCAAGGTCATGGTTCGCATCAGCGTAGAAACGCCCAAATATGGGCTCCAAGATACTCCGTGGGTGGCACAGGCAAAGTCAGGGCTTCTTGGCCTATGGTGCAAGTTTACCGTTGTAGGCGGACTTTATGATGGTGTGGAATGGTACGATAATCTGTGGCTTCCCGCAGGGTATCAGAACATCCGTTTGAACGAGGGGCAAACCACCACCTGCAATCGCTCAGGAGCACAGATACGAGCCATTATTGAAGCCCACCGGGGAATCAACCCAAAAGCCACCGACGACCGTTCGATACGGGGACGTCAGCTTGCGGAATGGACGGATATGCAAGATATGGAATTTCCCGCAAAACTCGGTATCAGCAAAGAACCCTACGAAAAGGACGGGAAAAAGTACTGGAACAACTATATCACATCGATCATCACCCCGGACAAAGAAGAATATGTGCAGATCAAGTCCGGTAAGGAACTTATCACTGACGGCCCTGTAACCGGAGAAGCGGAAAAGGGGAAGAATCAAACCCCACCGGAAGCCAATACCTACGGTCAGCCTTTCCCCGCAGGCCCGTCCGAATATGACGACGTACCCTTCTAACCACCCCGGCCCGGCTCACCACCGGGCCTTTTTTTTACCTAAAGGAGAACCTTTATGATCAAGCTCACTGTTGAAAGTTTGTATGGCGGCGGAAGGCCACTGATCGTGGACTGGTCATCAAGTACGCCTCGAACGTGACCACCACCGTTGAAGCCAACACCGAAGATGACGGCGTTACGCAGGCCGTCACCGTCAAGAAGGGCATTGCCGGGAAGGGAGTCGATATTCTTCCCAACCCCGTCAGATTGCGCCCCTATCGTACCTTTACCGAAGTCGAACAGCCTGAAAGCTCTTTCGTGTTCCGTTGCAAAGACAATGACGGCGTGAAGTTTGCCCTTGTTGAGGCTGACGGCGGCGCATGGATGGGCGAGGCCATGAAGAACATCAAGGCGTTCATGGAAGAGAACGTCCCCGGCTTGAACGTCATCGCGTAGCACCCCACGCCCCGCCCTCCCCCGGCGGGGCTTTTCATACCCCAAACCGTGGGCCGCGCATACGAATCACGCGGGATGATATGCCAAGAATCACAAAAAATAGCGTAAACTGGCAGAAACATGCGCCAACAAAGAATTGTGCGAATTGCAAGCATGTCGAATGCATTGAGAAAAGAGGTTCTTTCGGAAGACTATACTTTGACGGTTACCGCTGTGCGCTCAATGGATGGAATACTAAAGCACTGGCAATCTGTGATAAGTGGACGGAAAAGGCGGAATGACGAAATGGGAAAGGCGGCTCACGTGGGTGTGGGTCGCCTTCTTTCTTTGGCTGATCTGGGCAACTAGCCCCGGAAGGGGGTGATGCCAATGCAGAATGAAAAAAGTGCAGAAAAAATCTACCGCAAAGAGGAAAGATGGAGGCAGAACATAGAAGCGCAACGCCGTGTACTCCGGTCAACTCACGATTGGTTAGGCTCTGCACATCAGTAAATTCCGGGGTGCGCCGCTGATACGCATGATTTGGCAGGGCGCGGCTGCATGAACAACGCGCGGGGTGAAATATGCTGACGGATAAGGAAAGGAAGTGGCTGGAGAACCGCAACGACGTGTGTTTTCGGTGCTCTAAGAATAAGAGGACATGCAGTCCGGTGCTTCGTAAAATCTGCTTGGATATCTTGTTTCCCATTAAAGATAGGACACTTATGAAGGAACAGGACTATTGCGACGCCGCCGAGTTCGAGGCGAGGGTGGCGGAAAAACTTACACTGAAAGAGCCTTGTCCTCTTCCCGAAAACGCTGACCTTGATGATTGCCCCTACTCCTACTTTATCGAAGACGAGGAAAGCGCATTTTCGTGCAGATGGTGTCGTCTGAAAAGAGCTCGTATCGCCGTTGAAGAGGAGATGGACAATGACGCTGTATGAATTCCTTAAATACCATGAAGGAGAGACTATCAAAATTCGGCGTATCTCATGGGAACAAGATGTGTATATCCTTTGTGCCATAGATGGTTTTATAGAGCACGCCGTTAAAACATCACAGGGAAAAGAATTCTCTTATCCTTGGATGCCGTGGACAGAAGATATCCTTGCCGAAGATTGGGAGAAGATATGAACGAAACCACTCTTGATGAAATCATGAAGTGCTCAAAAGAGTCCATTGCGCGGGCGTATATGTGTAGGGCTTCTGTGACAGTACCCATCGGGGAATGTCCCGACCCGTATTGTCGGGTGAGAGGATGCAAAGATTGCGGACGGGTAACACCTCAAGTTTGGGAAGAAGTGTTGAACAGCGCGCAGGAGGAGAGAGGATGAGTGCAGGTTTTGCAAGCACGTGGGGCGCTACTCCAGCTACACATACCAAACAACCTACTTTTGCGACCTGCACAATTTCTGTGTGGCTGCACGCGGGATATGCAACGACTTTGAAACAAATATACCGGGGGAACGAACCAATGACAGCGCAGGAGTGGCTTGACGAACTGGAACGGCTTAGGGAGGCGGCAATCATGCCGCCCTATTATCTCAGGAAGAAACTCTTTTTTGGAGAGGATGAAGAAGAATACTACATCACCGATAAAGAAGAGCGCATCATCTGCAGGATGAAATACATGTCCACAGAACCGGATAACGCCGCCTACATCGTCGCCGCGTGCAACGCCGTGCCGAGGCTGGTGGAGATGGTGAAATACCTTTCCGAAGAGGCAAGCGGCGAGGTTTCTTGCTCAGGAGAATGGGTGATAAGGACGTCGGAAGAAGTCCTCCAAGACGCATATCAAGCTACGGAGCCAAAAGAATGATCACCACCGAAGAGCTCGCCAGTCTCCGGGCCGCCGCCATTGGCGACATGCTCGGAGACTCCAAGGCGCTCGACGAGATGGGGTCAGCGGCTACCATTTTCAGGCTGTGCCGGGAACTGGAACATGCCCAGAATGAAAAAACAGAACTGCAAGAAGTTGTCGTCCGTATTTACAAGGCACTAAAGGGATAAAAATGATATGAACCCAACAAAAGAAGAGCGCGACCAGTGGCGCGAAAGACTGTCATCCCCATACACCTGTTTCGATGCGGCCCATGCGGACTTCACCATCCGGCTACTTGATGCACTGGAAGAAGTCGAGGCGGAGAAAGAAAGGCTGGAGCGAGAAGCCGATTGGTTGGCACACGGATACACTAACGCTGTTGATTTGCTTGGAATGTGCCCCCGCAATGTAGATATGTCTAAATGCCAAGATAGTTCGTGCATGGAGTGTATGCGTGAAGCCGCCCGCAAAGCCGTGGAGGGAGGGAGATGAAAGAGCACGCGCTGAACGGACTTGATGCGGAACTTGAGCAGCGGCAATGGGAAATCGGGGCAATCGTCGAACATCTTAGAGAAATGAAGAAGCGATGTGGAAAGCATCGACGGTATCAAGACTTGCTCAAATTAGCTATCAACGATCTTCTCTATGTAGATGATTCACTTCTGACAATCAGAAAGATACTGGAGGAATCATGTCCGAAGAACTGACGTTGCTACCGTGCCCGGCGTGTGGAGGGAAAGCGGACATCATCGACTCATTCGAGAGAGACGGCAAGGGACACGTCGCAATAGGCTGGTCCGCATACTGCACGCGGGGATGTTTGACCACAAGTGAGCACGGCTCCAGAGAAAAGGCTGCAGCATCGTGGAACGCCCTGCCCCGAGCGCTGGAGTGGACGACAGAGCCTCCGAAGGTGCCGGGGTGGTATTGGTATCGCCACAATACTAGTTAATAACGCCGCTGTAGACGTTTGGAACTCTCAAGCCAAGCACGAACCGAAGTAGCCCCGAACAGGGGCTTTTCCTTTTTCTGGAGGAGAACATGCGAAGACCCACCAACCCCGTAATCCCCTACCCGCACGAGGCCATCCAGCACACCCGCTGTGTTCTGGCCCTGTCCATGATCACCGTGGCGATTTCTTTCCTCAAGCCGGAAATGCTGGCACAGATTGGCGACCTTGGCAGACAAGTCGAGAAGGTCAACCGCTGGATCGACCGATGCGCGGACGACACGCAGAAGCGCAGGCTCTCCGCAGGCGCGAAACGGGATCTGGATGCCCGGTTCCATATCCTTGCCGGGCATGTCGGGGACATTCAGGCGGCTGCCGCCGATGCTTCCCGCTGGACGCAATGGGGTGCCGGGATGTGGGCCGGGCTGACCTTCCTTGAGGACTGCCGGAACACCTGCCCCGCCTACTTCCGGGGCCTTCATTGGCACAACCTGCTCAAAACGCTGACCACGCTGTGCAATGCGCTCGAAAAGGTCGACCCGCAGATCGCTGAGATTGGGACGCAGGTGTACGAGCGGGCTGCGTAGAGATTGCAACAAAAGGAGAATCTATGAATATCGAAATCGCATTGAAGATTATCAACGGCAAGGAAATTCCGGCAGTCACATCCTTGCAGGTGGCTGAACATTTCGGAAAGGAACATCGCAATGTTCTGGCTGATATTCGTAAAATCTTGGATACGGATGAAGATGGATTCGGAGCGCTGAATTTTCAGCTGTCATCCTATCTGTCCGAACAGAATAAGGAAATGCCCACAATGTTCACGGGGGTGCATCATGTCTAATCTTCCCATTTTTTCTCATCCCTCATTCGGTACCGTCCGCATCGTAGAACGCAACGACGAACCTTGGTTTGTGGCGAAGGACGTTGCGAAGGCCCTTGGCTATGCCAGCACGAACATGACGACAATTTTTCAGGCTGTCCCGGAGGAATGGAAGGGTAGTAATCCGATTACTACCCTTGGTGGTGAACAGGAAATGCTCATCATTTCCGAGCAGGGGCTCTATTTCTTTCTTGGTCGTTCTGACAAGCCTGTCGCCCTTCCTTTTCAGAAATGGCTGGCTGGCGACGTCATCCCCTCCATCCGTAAGCACGGCCTGTACGCTACGGAAGAGGTCGTAGATCGTATTCTCGACGATCCCGATTTCGGGATCACGTTGCTCCAACGGTACAAGTTCGAGCGCGAACAACGCCAGCTTGCCGAATCCCAACGGGACGAGGCCGTCCGTACCAAAGCGTGGATCAGCGACAAAAAGACAGCCACCGCAATGGCGACCGCATCCGCAGCCGTCCGCAAGGTTAACGCGCTCGAAGACGAACTCGGACGTGGGAAGCGCTACAAGTCCGTAAAGGCCATTCCGTGGTTGCTGACTGAATTCGTTGAAAGCAAGGGGATGTATTCAGTCGTCGGGAAAGCCCTCAAGCGCATGTCTACCGATCTTGGTTACTCCATAGAGAAAATCGCCACCCCAGAATACCCGGAAGGTATCAACGCCTACCATGTGGACGTGATTTCCGCATTCCGATGCGAGCTCGCTCAGAACCCCGGTATGCTCGACAGATACAGAAAAAGGCGGGCCGCGTAGGAGGGGAGATATGGACACAACTGTTTCAGAAATCCGTTCAATCGTTCTACGGCGTAGGGAATTGGCTCTTGAAGATGAACGCCTCTTTCAAAGGTTTCTTGAACTACTCGAACTCAACCAAGGGGCTAGAAAATCATCTCGTGATACGCTATCCCCCAAAGCAGGGAAGGCGCTTTTTGCTGGCTTGAAGAGAGGTTCTCATGAGCGTAGCAAAGCGCGGTGACGGCAGATGGGCCGTCAAGTTCAAGGATGAGGAGGGGCGCTGGAGACAGCGCTCTTTCCGTACTGAGGAAGAGGCTCGGCAGTTCGATGCGGATTGCCAGTATGATGCGGTGGAAAACACACGCTTGACGCTATTGGAGGCGGTGCTGGTGTACTTAAAGAACACTGAGTACGCCGAAAAAACCATAGCAACGTACGAGTTTTTGGTCTGTGGCCATGACAGGCAAAACGGCTATCACCGGGAAGGTCCAGCGGAGTTTATTGCCGACCGTTTTGTTGACACATTGACACGTCGTGACCTCGAAAATGTGCGCGAGAGGTGCAGGAATGATGGCCTGACTATGACAAGCATCAACTCCTACGTTTCAAAACTCAAGGCCGCAATCAATTGGTGCGTCGAACAGGATTTGCTCCACGAGAATCCTTGGGGGAAATATCGGCAACTCCCAGGCGCAAAAAACAAGCCACGGACGGGAACGCTGGAAGACTTCCACAAACTCTTTCCTGTGCTCCCGCCGTGGCTTCAATGGGCAGCCCAAACCGCCATTGCCCTATGTCTGCGTCCCGGCATATCCGAACTTTTCTGTCTGGAGTGGTCGGCATTCAACTGGAAGGCTAGAACCGTATGCGTCTACATGTCGAAAGTAAATACCACCAAAACAGTATTTCCGCCAGAAGCATATATGGCGGAAGCTTGGGAGCGTTTCCAATCTGACAAAGTGAAGGGTTATAAGCTTGTTTGCAGGAGCAGAAAAGACAAACCAGTATCAATAGATATGTACAGAGAGGCATGGGCCAGCGCGTGCAGAAAAGTTGGGGTGTCTATGCCCATGTATGCCCTTCGTCACATCGCAGCGTCAGAAATGCTGGCAAAAGGCGTAGACATTGCCGCCGTAGCCGCGCAACTGGGACACAAAAACATTACGACGACAGGGGCCTTCTATACTCATGCGCTGGCATCATCACAGCGACGCGCAGCAGAGGCTATCCCCACCTGCACCAATTTGGTGCAGATTGGTGCGGAAAAATAG